GCCGCGTTGTCTGCCGCCTGTCCCATGCTTGTCAGGCCGTTGACGATGCCGCGGCCCATCATGCCCGCCGCCGATTGGGACGCTGACAGCATGGGAGCCATGGAGGGCAGGGCGAATGAGCCGGAAATGTTGTTGACGGTCGTGCGGTCGCCGGACGGAATGGGCGCTTGCGTGATGGATGCCGGTATCCAGCTTGTGGGCGTGCTTCCAGACGGCGCACCGGGGCGGCCTGCCGTGTTATCCATCTGGCGCGGATTGCCCGCCACGGGCTGCGAGAGCGGCGGGAAACCGCCCTCTGACAACCGGGGCGCAGCGGCGGCCCAATTGTTGCCGGGGCCGATGTCCCAAGAGAACGGGTCGATGGGTTTCGGCGCGTTTTCGCGCGAGTAGAAGAACGATGGGGAGCGCGTTGCGCCTACATCGTCGAATGCTTCATCCGGTCGCACAAGATCGGGCAGGCTGGATCGCGTGACGGGGGAGACGGGAGCGGCCATCGTGCCGGGTCCAGTCGGCGTGCGCTGCATGCCGGAAGACAGCGGCGGGTCGTTTGACGAGTAGATTGCCCCGCCCCATGGCTCGGGCGCAATGCGGTCCTGAATTTTCGGCACGTCGGCGGGCGGAATGGGCCGCTCGTTGCCGGCACGGTCTGCCAGATTGGAAAGCCACGAAGCGATCTGCTGAATTGCGGAAGGCGGCTGCGTGGCCGTGGTGCGTGGTGCCATTGAGGGCGGGGCGTCGATGAGGCTGGGCAACGCGGTAAGCGCTGTGCCCATTGGCTTGCCCAACTCGGCTTGGCGGCGGGTCAAGGTCTGCGTTGCCGCTTCCATGCCGCGATCAATGGCATCCGCAGCCATCCCGCCGCGTCGAGCATTGTTTGTGCCAATTCCCGGCGACGATTGAGACCCGACGAACGTTGCTTGATCGGTGATTGGATCGCCTTCGTAGGTTCGAAAGCCGTCTTTCTTATTCGTTCCGTGAATGTGGCCGCCGATCCATGTGCTATCCGGATTTTTAATCATTGGGTTGATCCATCCCCGAATGTTTGACGGAGATGAATGGTCCGGATTTGCATAATTCACATGGCCGCCGATGATTGGATCAGCGCCCGCGATGCGGTCGGCAATGTGCTTTTCGACAAGCGACTGAACGGCTGTGGAGGCTTTAGGAGTGCGCTGAACCGAGCCATACGGCTTTTGATCTTGCGGGCCTGTAATCTTTGAAAACTGTCGCTTTTGATTGAGAACGCCTGTCGTCGAACTTGGAAATTGGCCAGACGCAACGCGATTGAGAACCGTGTCAGTGACGGCTTGAATTGAGCGATAATATTCTTCCGGATTTGATTTCGCCAATCCGTGATCGACTTCTGTCGCCACAACTCGGCCAATATAATCGATATCCTGTTTCGACAGGCTCACAACGGAGGACATTGTGAAACGCCCCTTTCTCATAGCTGCGATGCTACTTGCCTCGTCTCATGCGATGGCAGGCAGCGCCTATTGCAACAAAGATGCGCGGATTGAGTTCTTGGCCGCTGATGTTGTCGTTGAGACCGACAAAGAAAATGGGCGGACCATCTGGGTTGATGTTGGGAGCCTTGGCGCCGGAGTTGCTGGCAGGCTCTATGCAAACGTTTCAGATCAGAAGATGGGCATTACGTTCGAAGAACCGACGGAGAGCGACATTACAACAGTCACAGACGGCACGACCACCACTTACACGCGGTGCAAGTGAAGGCGGTCTTTAACCAAATGCGTGCAACATCCCCCAAATGAGGGGGTGTCACATGGAACCGATAAAGCCGCCAATCTTTACAAGCCTTGTGTCGGCATTCCTGCTACCGGAAGATGAGAGCCTGCTTCCTGAAGCCACGCCGCCTCTTCTGCATCTCCACGTGGGAACTGATACACAGTCCCTTTACGCGTTACGGTTATCCGTACAGGCTGCCGAAGCTGTGCGAATTGTCCTAGAGATGCAAAAAGAGGCCTTGGCACATTACCTAAAGCAAGCATCTTCCAAGCCACCCACAAGGCAATAGTCTGCCGAACAGTGTAAGGCCAATCGGGGAAGGGCGGTTTTTGCGTCATTTTCAAAGCCCCGCCGCTTCGCGAAAGAAATCGTCGATTTCCGAAGCGCTGTAGCCCGCGCCGGTCATCAGTTGATTGAGAAGCGGGTTCCCGCGCTCGTACGTGTCTGCCGCGAAGTCGATGCGGATGAGCGTTTCGTTGGGCTGGCCTGCGACCATGGCATCTACCATAGCCGGCATTGCGCCGGTCTGCGTCATGGCAAGCGCCTCCGAACCACTGATGAGAGAGCGGCCCAGCATACCCTTCGCGCACTGGCGACGGGAGATTGAGGCGGGTACGGGCAGGACAACCGGCACGTCTTCAAAGGCCACACCGTTCCAGCGCTGTCCTATCACGCCATCCGTTTCGATTGCCGTGTAGCCTTCGGGCGGCGTCCATTCGTCGTCGCCTTTGATGGTGCGGAGGCGGAGAATATTGTTGCCGTCGATCAGGCTGATGATCTGGTCTGTCATGGTCGCCCCTCAGAACACATAAACGCGGATTTCGCCGCGTGCGCCCGCGCCACCGCTGCCGCCCGTAACACCGGAGCCGCCACCGCCACCACCGCCGCCCGGAGCCGTGCCAGCGCTGCCGTTCTGGCCCACGCCGTTGACCGCGTTACCGCCCGCGCCGCCCGCGCCGAACCACGACGTCCCCGCGCCGCCCGCAGCGCCTGTGCCGAGTGTGGTGGAGGCCTGACGCCCGCCGCCGCCTCCGCCACCCCCCGGTTGCTGCAAGAACATGGGATAAAACCAAGACCCGTCGTAAGTCGCAGAACCTCCGCCCGCGCTTACACCGTTTTGTCCAATAGCGCCGCCGACGCCTGGAGCGACGTTTGTTGCGCCAACGACCGCGTTTCCAAGCCTCGTTCCTAGACCACCTGTGCCGCCGCCAAAGGTACTGTACCCGCCACCACCGCCGCCGCCTGAGCCGCCAGCACCACCATTGCCGCTGCCGGCGCCGGCCCCCTGCGCGCCGCCGCTAAAGGCGTATGAATTTCCAAAAAGCGCTTGGCCCCCATTTGCTCCCGCCGCGCCTCCCGCAGGAATGGTTATACTTTCTGTCGCGCCAAGGTCGGAAAGGCGCAGAAGATATGAACCAGCAACACCCGCGCCACCGCCGCCGCCGCCCGTTCCCGCCGTAGCGTTGCTTTGTCCACCGCCACCGCCACCGCCTGCCCCGACGCCGACGACAAGCGCCCACGTTCCGGTCGCGGGCTTGGTCCAAGTGCCATTCGCGGTGAATGTCTGCGTGTCGAGGATTGCAGACGAAGAACTGAGAACCGTACCAGCGAGCGAAAGGCCGGTTCCCAAGGAAATCGCCGCAATGTCGCCTGTCGATCCGCGGCCGAGAAGACGAGAGGCCGCAAGGGACACTTCCGCATAGTCGCCGCTTGTGGCCGCCGCGCGAGCAAGGACAACGTTCCCCGCGCTGGCATCTTGCATCTTGGCATAGGTCACGGCGTTGTTGTCGATTGTGAATGTCGCGCCGGACCCCGATACGGTAATATCGCCCTTGTCGCCGTCGGCAAGCCCTCCCGCAGCCGGATTAAGCAATACCCATCCGCCCGCCGCCGCGTTCAGGCTGGCGTCGTACTCGAAAATTGCGTGCATATCGACAACAAGATCGCCGGCCGAAAGCGTGGCAAGGCCCGATGTCGTCGCCTTATAGATGTTCTTCGCCCCAAGCCCATCGACGTTCAGCGTGCTTGCGCCCGTGTTGGCGACATTCACAACGGCATGGACACGAAATCCGTCCGCTTGGGCGATGCTTACGCTATTCGTCGTCAGGGTGTAGACTGTCGTCCCGCCTGCGAGCGTCAGTTGGCCGGACGTGTCATCACGCCAGTTGGCAAGGCCCTGCATGACCGCTCGCGCGGAATTGTTGACGGTCGAAGGAGCCTGCCCCTCGGCCCAATTGATATCCGTGTCCGCCGTCGCGTTGCTTGCCGTCGTTTTCGACCACTTTTGGACATTTGCCATGCGGAGGCCTCATGATTAAATTCAAAGAGCCAGTAATCACGGGGCTTTGCGCCTTCGTGCTGCTGACGTTTGTCGTCCCGTATGGGTTTTTAGTTGTTTTCGTTATTCTGCTGTTCAGCAGCCGCGCGGAGGCTGCCGATTAAAGCTCTGGTCGTGTCGTTTGCTGGCACGCCAAACTGACTGGCAAGCATTGTCCCCAGCCGCAAAGATGCCTGTTCGGCCATTTTGGCAGCTCCCGGCGTTGGCTTTGCCGATTGCGCCGCCGTCACTTCCTTTGCCCACTTTGCAGCCGCCTTCGCGGTGACAGGCTTTGCCAGAACGCGGGCCAGCATTTCGCCGCCTATGGCAATTTTAATCGCCGTCAGTGGCGAGACAAAAGAGCCAGCTGCGAATGCCGCCAGCCCGGCTGCGCGGCCTGTGTTTGAGTGGTTGGCGAACTTCTCAACCGCCTTGTTTTTGGTGGAGAGGAGAACAATGTCGTCCAGCGCCTGTTGCAATTCCTTGTTCCCGCCGAAAAGCGTAGCGCGCCCTCCTGCTGAAAGTTTGGTCCATTGCGTGACGAACTTGTCAGGCGAGAACTCGGCTTCTGGCGATGTTCTTCCCATTCGGGCCACGACGCCGGACACAAGCTCATTCCATTCGGCAGTATCAAGAGATCGCTTTGCAAGGTTCAGTGTTCGCAAGTCGGCACTCGATGTGGACGACGCCATTGCTGACAGACGCCCAAACACTTTTTCGCCGGTCGCGTCGCCTTCTGACCCTATGATCTTGGCAAGCTTTTCCTGTCGCCCGCGCGCCGCTTGAAAGAACGTGTTGGCCTGCCGCCAAGCTCGCGCGCCAGCATCGCCACCTGCATTCTTCGCAGCCGTCGCGAGATCGTCGGACAATGCGCCGTAGATGGCCTTTAATTCGCCCTGCGACATGCCTTGCGGCAACATGCCTGGCTTCAGCTTTTCGCCAATCGCAGTGCGCAAATCTTTGATGCCGTGATATGTCAGCCCGCCATCGCGCCCAATAGCGCCGTCCACTTCGCGGATGGCAAGACTTTCACCATTCGCCGCCATGGCCGCGCGCCGCGCGCTGATCTGTTCCACGGCCTTGCGCGTGGCATTCAGTGGCGTCGCGATGTTCGGGTCAACGATCGCGTCAACCTTATCGTACATCGCGCCGGATCGGGATTGCAGGCCGCCGACTTCCTTTGCCAGACCTGCCCGGACGCCTTCGCCAGCTTTCATGGCGTCGCCGGAGCCAAGCGATTGGACGGCGCGGTCCGCCGCATCAGCAACGCCGCCCCGGAATGCCTGCGCCGCGCTTTCAATGCGAGCGCCGGACAGCGGGGCTTGCCGTGCGGCCTGAGCCAGCATGTTCACAGACTTGCGCTCGCTGGCAATGTACCGCGCGACCGGGACGCCCTGCCGTTCTCCTGCTGCCACAACGGGATTGACAGAAGCGGCGGCTACATCGGTCGCAGGATCAGCCATCGGTGCTTTTTTGGGAATGGCTGCGCCGGTCGCCAGCGGCAACAGACGTGCGGGAGCCGTCGGGGTCAAGATGCCCGCGGCTTGGTTCGCAATATCAATCGAACTGTCTGAAAGCGGGTCAGCCTTGCCTTCGTACACGTCGGATGCCAACTGCCGGAAGTTGTCAACCGGCTTCACAATAAGCTGATTGACCCATGATTTTGACGCCGCATCTTTTACGCGGTCCCATGTCGTCGGCTCAAAAGGCTTCCGCTCGTCGCCGTAAAGCGGGCGATTGAATACCGGGATGCCGAGTTCGTTCGCTGGGTCTTGCGTCGAGGCGCGGTCAACAGGATCGGGCGCGCCGGCTCCGTTCAGCGCCGCAAGCAAAGCTGGGTCTGTGACCTTTTGGCGCGTGGCGACCGGCTGGTTTCCTCCGTTCAAAGCATCAAGCAAAGCTGGGTCTGTGACCTTCTTGCGTTCGGCCATCATTGGACCTCATACCAACTGCCGTCTGCGGGATCGCGCTCATAGGTCTTGCCGCCAATCTGCTTGCGTTCGCCGCGCGATCCTCCTGTTGCGAAGTCTGCGCCACCGCGCCCTCGCCCGACACTTCCCGCCACTGCGACAAGTTCCCGCTGCAATCGGTCGAATTTATCGAGCATGGTATCTTGAGAATCCATCGCCGACGGCAGATAGCGAGCCGCATAGGCTTCAGCCTCAACGACGGTCATGCCCGCGCCAGTCAGGTTCCGGATCAGCGCATCGGCCCCGGATTGAATTGACCGGTAAATCTGTCCTGCATCGCCAGCGCCGACCGCAAGCGAGCCACGGTTCATCACATCAGAAAGCGCGCCTTTTGCAATTTTGTCGCGAAGTGTCGGCGCTTCATCCAAGAACGATTTTGTCATGCCAAGGCGCGCTGCTTCGGCGGCGTCAATCTTCTCGGCAGGCCCTCCCGCGATCGGACGCACGCCCGCATTTGGGTCGGCAGGATCGTTCCACAGATAGCCAGCCGGAGGCGTTGCCGTGTCTCGCTTTTCCTGTTTCGCGCCACCAACCGGAACAAACTGGCCGTTCTGGAAATAGCCTTTTTGTTCTTGCCCTTGATCGTTGTAAATCGAAGTCAGGTTTGGCTCTTTCGCCTCCTTCGGCCCCTCGAACATCTTGGCGACAATCGCCCGCTGCGCCTCTTTCGACGTCCCGATCATGTCAAGCTGTTGCGGCGTAAACCCGGCCTGCTTGGCATAGGCGAGCGCGGCTTCGCGGGTCTTGTTCTGGCCCTGCGTTTCCTGATCAATCGCGCCGCCCTGCTGAAAAGCCTGAAGGCCGGAACCAAGGTTCGCGTTGAACTGCCCCGGCTGAAGCAGATTGGCCGCAAGTCCCATGATGGCGTTCGGGTTATTGCGGAACCAATCGCCAAGCTGGCCGCCGAGCGTTGTCAACATGCCGCCATTGGGCTGGGATGCCCCAAGGATGCCCGCAGAGGCACCGTAGCCGGGCATTCCCGATGTCATGTCCATGCGTCGCGGATCGCCAAGAATTGCCATCTATGCCGCTCCTTATCCGAACAGACTGCCAAGGCCGCCAAGGATGCCGCCGCCAAGCGCACCAAAGCCCGTGCCGACAACCGGAATGCCGGAACCGATCGACCCACCTGCAAGGGCGCCGCCAAGAATGCCGCCCGCAAGCGAGGTGTTTTGCTTCGGCGCGACAGTCGAGGACGTGCCATAGCCGCGCGACACGCCATTGATGAAGTCCGCATAGGCTCCAAGATTGGCAAGCGGAGCCTGCTGATTGGCCTGCCAGCGCTCGATCTGGTCCTGAAGGTTTCGGGCGGCCAGATCCTCATATTGCGAGCCGATCTGCGCCAATCGTTCATCGCCGGAATAGCGGAATTGATCAGCGGTCGGAGCCAGTGCCGCGCCCTGTAGCAGATTGGCATTCCCGCCCTGGCCTGCCGAGATCAGCGCACCAGCCGCCTGCTGCTGCAAGCCCTCTTGCCGCGCAATCTCTCCCGCCATCGCGGAGTTGCGAAGCTGCCCAATGCGATCGGTCAGCACGCCAGTATGTGCGCCGGAACCAAAGCGGCCCGCCGTGGCAAATTGTGCGTTCACATCGTCTGCAGTCTTTTGAGACTGATAGTCGAGCGCCTTTTGAAACGGCTGGGAGCCGCCATTGACGTTCTGCCCACTGGCATAACCCGTGAGCGCACCAATACCGGGCTGCGCTACCTGATTGACGCCATTGCCTGCCAGAATGCCCTGAACCGCGCCCGTCGTCGCACCGACAAGCGGATTGGAGCCCGTCGCAAGCCCCTCCTGATTGTTGAGGCTGCGAATGGTGCGCTGATCGTAAGGGACAACAGTCGAATTCGGGAACGGATTGAACGCTGTCCCCTGCTCGAAAATGCCTTTCGCCTTGTCAGCGATGTTCGACAGATGCGGAGCCGCATAAGCGGGCGGCGCATTGGTCTGTGTCGTTGTCGTCGTGCCTTTGCTGCCGCCACTCATCAGGCCAAATCCTTCTCAATGAAAGCGTGCGTCACGCGATAACCGGGCAACACACGCGCCCATCCAAGGCGGGCGCAGGACTGCAATCGCGTGCAGCCTTCCGCCCTTGCCCATTCCTCAATCGTCTTGATGCCAGCCTGCCATTGCTCGCGATCGGTGCCGGTGCAAAACAGGATTTCACACCACTTTGCGCCACTATCGACAATGTGGAGCCGGGTCGCCGCGATGGCCTTGGCGTCAAGATCGTCTGCCGCAAGCCATAACTGCCACTCGCCAGCCAGCACCCGGCGCACAATGCCGGGAAGCGTCCAAAGCCCGTCCGATCGGCTTTCAATGTGCCGGATCGGCGCATCAAAGATTGGCCAGTAGTCTCCCAGATGTTCCGGGAGAACCTGGGCAATCATCATCCGGTCAGCACCGCGAAAAAGGCATAGCGGAACGTCCGGTCAGTCTGCGCATTGTTCGCGTGCGTGATGACGAACTGGTTTTTCGTAATGTTCGCATCGGTGGCATACATCGTGCCGCCGTACAATTCCGCCGCTGCATTGGCAGTCATCGGCGCGAACAGGATCAGGTCGCCAGCCGCAACGCCAAGCCGCTGCACGGTCGTGGAGGCTGCATTCGGCGTGAGCGTCACCTCACCGCCATTGTTCAATCGACCGGCTGCAAGGTCGTTCAGAGCACCGGCAATGACCGATGCGTCCTTTTCCGTGCGCGGGACAATTCTCATCGGTCGCCATCCTGCGAGAATGCGAAATCAACGCCCGCCGCCTTGGTCCAAGCCGTTCCAGATGGAATGCGAACCTTGGCACGGTGGAACCTTGACGAGTTATTGGCGAAGCAATCGCCCGTCACCTCGACGCCGTACTCGGTCGAATAGATCGTGGCGTCCTGTTGCCGCTCGCGCCCGCCAACCGAGACAAAGGCCGATGACGTGTCCACATAGGGAATGACGCCTGACACGAAGGCGCGGCCTTGCGGCGACAACTGCACCTCCATCGTCTCGATGGTCGCCTCTTTGGCCGAGCCATTGAAGAAGCCAAAGGCGTTCGAGGTATTGAAGGCTCCCAAGGCTGGGACGCCGCCTTGCCATACCGGGCTATCGAGCGAGATCGTCAGGCTGTCGATCGTGCCGAACGCATCAAGCCCTTCGAGCGTGTAGCCAAGCGTTGCGGCCTGGGTGAAGCACTGCACATTCTCGACTGCCGAGAACCATTTCTTGCGACCCCAATCGTACCCGATGATCTTGTCAAAGGTCGATCCGGTGTTGCTGGTCGATGTGTAGCCCCAGATGACCCGCGTTGTTCGCGGATCGACGCAAGCCTGCATGGCCGTGATCAGGTTCGCCGACGCGTCCGCTTTGAAAAAGTCGTCAACCGCATCAAGCCCGATCGGGACCGATTGACCGCCTGCAATCGCGTAAAATCCCGCGTTCGAGTAGTAGAACGTCACTTCGCCGACATTGACGAGCGAATACGGGCTGAAGCATCCCCGCGCGCCCTCAAGCCGCTGGAAAGAGAAGATGACCGGCGAAGATGGCTGAAAAACCATCTGGCGAACCGTGTCTTTTTGAATGACGAAACCCGTCTCAAAGCCGGATACACCCACCACATCGCCGCCGTCCGGGAAGTCCTGATAGTCACTGAACGACGTTCCCGGCGTCCATACTGCGATGTTTTCCAGCGCGCTCCATTGGATGCGCTTGGGAAAGCTCGTCAGCCGCGACAGCACCAGAAACGAGCCGATGACCGTGACGCACGCAGCTTGCGGAGGCGATCCGCCAAGGGCCGCGAAATTGCTCCCCGCCTCCACGTCGATCACTTGCGGAACATCGTTCGCATTGACCGCAACAAGCTGCGTGCCAAACTGCGCAAAGGACCAGAACGCGCCGCTCGTCACACTATAGGCACCGCCCGAAAGCCGGGTGACGTTAGTCCATGTGTTGCTGGCCTGATCATACCGGAACAGGGCCGCGCCCGTGCCGGCATAAACGACGAACGAGCCGTCATTCTTTCTCGCCATGAACGCGCCCTGGCACGCCGCGCCAAGGGCCGCCGTGATGGCCGTCAGCGACAGCCACGGGCCATAGGAATTGCCAAGCGGAACGACATTCTGACAGGTTTTGACCGATGATCCGTTCAGGTCAAAAACATCAGGCCGCCATTCTCCGAAGGCAATCATTCCTCTGTCCACTCCAGATCGATATCAAGCGCGCCGCCGGCTGGCCAAGCCGCGCCCTTGAGATTGATCGCCAGAATGTCCGTCGCACCGCGAAGCACGATCGCCTTGTCATTGACCCATGTGAACTGCCATTGCAGGCGGTCAATCGAGCCGTTCGCAGCGGGCGCAAGGTTCAAACGGGCACTGTGTAGCGTGCCAACTGCCGTACCAAGGCCGGAAGGATTGGCCGTGTAATAGGCCAGAACGGCGCTTGCCGCCCCGTCCGCCGTGTCGTGCGATCGTCCCGTGATCGGAACCGTTGTGCCGCCCGTGTTGGCCGCCGAGCGACGAATGAGGTCAATCAGGATGTTTGACGCCGACGTTGCCACGCCAGCCAGCATCAGCGACTTGACACGAATGATCTTGCCAGCCGCGCCCGCAATCGTCAAAAAGTCGGTTGGCGTCGCCGCCGGCGTAATGTTCGTGATGGCCGCGCCAAAGGTCGCGCGCTGCGGCTCATTATCCGCGCCATTGGTGAAGGGTGGATTGCCGTCGCCATTGAGCGACAGAACCTGCATACCATCGCGCTCGCTGACTTTTGCGGGCATGTTTAACCTCGATAAATGTTGAAGGTGCCAAGCGTCTGAAACTCAAGCCGGGCGGGCTGGAGCTTGCGGCTTGAAAGATCGCTGTTCAGGATTTCAGCCGTCAGGCGGTCCATTTCGCCCTGAAACGCGCTCGCCGCCTCAAGATTACGCATGTATTTGTACGCCTCAACAAGCGAGGCGGAGAGATACAAATCCGGATGATCAGTCAAAAGCCAGTTGGTCGGCGAAGCATCCGACAAAGCCAGCTTTTGAAAGTACCGAAGCCAGATCGTGTAAGCCTGATTGGCCGTGAAATCGAACTGAATGGACGTGGCGTCGATCGCATAGAACTGCGGGATGCCCGTCACGATTTGCCATTTCATCGCGTCCGGAACGTCGATTTGTGTCATCTCAATGCGAACGTTCGAGATGACAATCGACACATGGATGACCGACACGAAATCGGCTGGCAGCGTGATTTGATCCGCCCCTTGCGCCAAAGTGAAAGACGTTTCCGTCTCTTTCTTGATCGACTTGAGGCTTCGGTTCAGCTTGGCTTCTGCCAGACTGATGAACGTGTCTGCCTTTGACGCCAAAGCCGCACGGCCAATGCGTTCCACAATCTCCGATTTCAAATCCGAGTAGGTCGCAAAGATCGGCATTGGCGCGCCTCCAAAAGAAAAGGCGGGAGCCGAAGCCCCCGCCCTGTGTCATTACGAAGTCACGCGGCAAGCAAGTTCCGGCCGGATCGTCTTGTAGCCATAGAGCACGTCAAGACGGCAGGGGAACTTGTCGTTGTTGATGTCGTACTGACGAACAACGCGCATCGAGATGCCGTCGTAGACTTCGCGCGAGGCGAAATCGACGCCCTTCGGCATGATCAAGTCAGCCGTCGCGAAGGTGAATGCGTCCTTGTGGAACGCCATCTGCTGGTTATAGCCGGTCGAGGCCGAACCAACGAGCGTGATCGCAGCGGCGTTGGCAGGAGACGCCGAAACGTTCTGCAACGCGCCCGAGGTCACAATCGAAGGCGAGATCGACAGCGTGCCAGCGCCCGCCGAAGTCGTGAGATCGGCGGTCGCGACAAACTGCTGAAGACGCGAGGTCGTGACCTTCGTTTCAGGATGCACCTCGAACACGCCGGCAATCGTGAACACGGTGCCCTTCGTGATGACGGTCGTGCCGGTCATGCCGTTGATCGCCAGCGAGGCGCCCGTCTGCGAGCCGCCGTTGACGGCAGGCGAACCGGCCTGAGCGCCGTTCGTCTGGGTCGGAATGAGCGTGTTCGCATACCAGTCGAAACCGGCAGTGCGGCCCATCATGCCTTCCTTGTACTGCTTGGAAAGCTGACCCGGATCGTTGAACAGACCCTTCAGCGCATCAATGATCGTGACCTGCGCAGTCGGATCAAGGATGATCGAACGATCGCCCGGAGGGGCAAGCGAGTTGTCAAGCCGCGCCTTGGCCTGAAGATAGGTCAGGAGCGCGTTCGGGACGGTGCCGGGCGTACCGACAAGCTGATACACATCCTTCTGCATCGAGAACGCATCGCTCTCGATCGCCGCGGCAAGAACCGCCATGGCAGGCTCAAGAATGCGCTTCGAGAAGTCGTCCAAAGACAGCGTGAGATCGACTGACGTAAAGTTCAGGTCAACGCCCTTCTGGGTCGCGATCTGAAGCGTCGTGTTCGTTTCGGTCGTGTCCTGCGCGGAAAGCGCGGCACCGGTTCGAACAACATAACGGTTCGGCAGGCGAATTTTCAGCGTGTCGCCGATCTTTGCGCCCGAATTGGCGAAGCTGTCATCATAGGCACGGTTGATGTTGCCGACGAAATTGAGCTTCTGGTGGAGAATACGCAGGGCCTCACGAGTGACCTGCGACGGCGTAAGAAGGGTATTGGGCATCGTCGTTTACCTTTGTCTGGCGACCTGCGCCTGTCGTGCCTTCATCCAGTCATCGACAGATGCGCGGTCAGAAAGTTTGTTGACGACAGCCGGCGCGGACCGCCCCACCTTCTCCAGAACAGGAGCGGGAGCCGGAGGCGGTGACGATGGCTGCGATTGCGGTGCGGTCAGACGCTGCGAACCAACCCAGGCCAGATGCAGAAGTTTGTAAGTCACGGGGTTGATGACCTCGATCAATTGCTGATCGGTCAGTCCCTGTTCCTTCGCAAAAGCCGTAACCTTGGCATCGATTTCGGGCGTCCAGCCCTTTATTTCGGTCTCGGCAAAACGCCGCGTATCTTCAATGCGCTTGGCGACTTCCTGTCGCTGGGCATCGATGACGCTGGCCTGCTTTGCTTGCACATCGCGAGAAACGCTTTCGCGATAATTCTGTAACTGCTGATACTGCCGCCAAGCCTTGGCCGCCGCCAAAGGGTCTTCGCTTTCATACTTGTCCCAGTCAACGTTCTTCCACTGCTCAAGAGACTGGTCGATCGCAGCCAGTGTCCCGCGTGCTTGGATTATCTCGTCAGAGGTCTTCGCAAACGCTACCTTTTCGGCCTCAATGGCCTTTCGCTGCTCTGCCAGTTCCTGCGTCTTCCGGGTGTAATCCGCCTGCCGAAGCAAATGCGGTTTCACATCCTTAGGCAGCTTGTACTTTTTGCCGTCGAGGTCGATTTCCTCAAGTTCCGGTTCTTCCGG